CTTCGGAAAGTTAAATTACATGGAGAATTAGCTGAATTTGTAGGGCATAAGGAATTTGATGCTGTAATTCGTTGCACTGCTGACGCAGTAAAATTTCTTGTGTGTAATTTTAAGGGCATAGAGGCTCACATGAATAACCGATATTACAGAGTCATAATCAATGATAGTGATGTAGCAGAAGAGGAATTACATGATCCGATAGGTGCTTCAGACATAAATATAGTTCCAGTTATCACAGGATCAGGAGGTAATTTTGGAAAAATACTACTAGGAGCAGCATTGATTGGTAGTGCTTTTGCTTTTGGTGGATTAACTTTTACGGGAGGTCTTGGCAAATCTCTTGCAGCAGCAGGAGGGTTTACTAAAGCTGCATTTGGTATCGGTTCGGCTCTGGTTTTAAGCGGTGTATCTGATATGTTATTTCCTATGCCTAAGTTTAAAGAATATGAGAACGAAGAAGATCCACGAATATCATTTAGCTTTTCAGGAGTACAAAATACAGCCCGTGCTGGAACTAGCATACCCTTATGCTACGGAGAAATTGTCACTGGCTCGGTAGTAATTTCAGCAGGAATTGATACTCACCAAATAGTAACGGAGTCTGAATAACCTATGTCTAAAATAATTAGAGGAGCAAAAGGAAGAGCTTCAAGCAGAACACCACAAAGGGCTGAAGATACTCTTAACAGTAAAGAGTTTGCTACTGTTCAAGATTTATTATCCGAAGGTGAGATAGAAGGATTTGCTACTCCATCTAAACGAGGAATTACAAGAAATGATGCTAATTATAACAATGCTTGTTTGACTGATATATTTTTAAACGATGCTGCGGTTTTAAATATAGATGAAAATTTATCTAACTCAGATTTTAATACTAAATTAAGTAATCTTGAAGATTCTGATTTTAGTTTTCAAGATGTCACTTTTATACCTAGATTTGGTGAGGATAACCAAAAAGATGTAAAAAATTTAGAAAATGCAGTTTTTGAAAAAATATCGACTGCCATAAGTCCAACACATAGTAATCCAATCACTAAAGCAACAGGTGGTACTAATGCAGGGCCAGCAGAAAGTCCAAACTTAAGCACAGGAAAAGATGGTTTAGAACTTACGATTACTTTTGATGCTTTACAAGAGTTTAAAGATAACGGTGATATTGAAGGAACAGAAGTCAAACTAAAAATATTTTTACAAACAACAATGCCAGGATCTTCTCCTTCTGCATTTATAGAAAAAATAAGCGATACAATTAAAGGTAGAAGTGCTGATCCATACTCTAAAGAGTATCGAGTTAATCTACCTGATGGTTACACTCAGGCCAAAGTAAGGGTAACTAGAGAAACTGATGACAGCGATCCAGATGTGATTCAGGACACCTTTTCTGTTGTCAGAATGGAAGAAATTGTCGATGGTTCGCAATCTTATCCTAACTGTGCATATTCTACTTTAAGGCTAAGTTCTCAACAGTTTAGATCAGTACCAGAAAGAGCTTTTCGTATAAGAGGAATAAAGGTAAGAATACCAGGAACAGGAGCTAATAATTCTGGTACGCCTACTGTAAACGCTGAAACTGGTCGAATTGAATATCCAGATAATTATATTTTTAATGGAACAATGGGTGCTGCTGTTTGGTGTTCATGTCCAGCGATGGTGTTATTAGACATTATTACTAGCCATAGATACGGATTAGGCGATCAAGTTGCTCCTAATTTTGATCCAGATAACCCTTCAGACGTTGATCTGTATGAAAATATAGATTTATATAGCTATTTCAATGCTTCTCATTATGCAAATGAAACCGTAACTTTAAAAGATGGTACTCAAGAAGCAAGGTTTAGTTGCAATGTAAGTATTCAGGGTACTGCTGAAGCCTTTACTATTATTAATGAGCTTGCAGGAGTAATGAGAGCTTTTCCTATTTGGCAATCAGGAGAAATAAGTCTTACACAAGATCGCCCAACAGATCCAAGTTATTTATTTAGTTTGGCAAATGTAACTGAAGCTGGATTTTCTTATTCTGGCAGCAGTCTAAGGCAAAGACATTCTGTTATAAGTGTGGGTTATTTTAATATGGAAAGTAGAGAAATAGATTATGAAGTTGTAAAAGATGAAAATGCCGAAAAGAAAATAGGAACTGTAATTAAAAGAATAAAAGCATTTGCTTGTACCTCTCGTACTCAAGCACAAAGACTTGGTTTAGCTATACTTTTTAGCGAACAACAAGAAAGTGAGGTTGTTAATTTTACAACATCAATAGATGCTGGAGCGATTATAAGACCTGGAAGTGTTATACAGATAAACGATCCAGTAAGGAGTGAGGTTAGAAGATCAGGAAGAATAAAAGCAGCTACTACAAGTACGATAACAGTAGATGATATTAAGGATTTAGCGGGTTTTGCTGGAACCAATCCAAGATGTCACGTCATTTTACCTAATGGAATTGTTGATCATAAACCCTGTACTATTTCTGGCGATGTAATAACTTTAGGTTCTGC